GATGGAGTCTTATTCTTCCACATTTCCCAGATTTGTTCAGCGTGATGAACCTTTCCAAATCCTACGAAATATCTCATATATCCATCTAAATTTCCTTCTCTGAAATCGTTAAATTTCTTATGATACATAAAGATTTCATTTGTATAAATAAAATCTATTTGACAAACTCCTTCTATTTGAACAGTCTGTCTATCTCCAGTTGAACGAAACTTAACTCCTTTAATATGATTCGGCAACGGAGACATTTTTTGTATATCTCTCAATAAATCTAATGTTTTTGTTCTATGATATAAGAAAGGCATATCAAAACCATTGAACCAATACTTACGAGAATATCCTTTTCTTGTTGAAATTCTATATCCTCCTTCTGAATTGCCACAAACAGTTGGGTAACCATTTCTTCTAACTATTAGAATATGTGATGGAACCTCACAACAATAAACTTTTCCTTTATAATTTTTAATTGAATAGTGTTGTTTTTTTAACATATTAAATTTACTTTTTCTTATATTTATTGAATAACAATCGTTCCAATTCTTATTTTTTTCACATCTCTTTTCTACATGTAAAGAAGAGTTATATCCAATTTTCAATATTATTTCTTGTATTTGGTCTGCTAGTTGTTTAGAAGTTGTGTAATATGTTTGTTTTCCTTTATAATCTGTTCCATCTCCTTTCATTAAACTAGTAAACAATATTTTTAATTGTCTCTTACTTAAGTTCATAAATTCTTGTGGTATGTATTTCTCATGTGCTTTTCCAAGACTTTTTAAATAAATATGTAGCTGTTTAGAACTAAAAGTTATTTGATAATCTGTACAAAAATTTGGTACAAAACCCATTTCTTTTATAATATTTATAATTCTAGTTCTGTTTTGTCTTTTTGACTGTGAAATTCCTATCCTATAATAACCTTTTTTTCCACTGTTATCAGTCCATCCTTCTGATATATACCAACCTAAAAATTCTAACCATAAATCCATTGGAATTTTTTCTTTGTCGTTTTTTAAAGAAGTGAATTTAGAATGTTCTATTTTAGGAGGATAAAACCACTCTTGTTCTTCTCCTTCCCAATTAATTGAATTGGGAATTGATAAGTTAGAAAATTCCATAACATTTCTTGCTTCATAGAAATTCAATTTTCTCGATTTTGCTCCATATAATTTATGATTGGGTGTTACTAACAATTTTAAACTTTTGTGGTCTATTTTAATCATATCCCCGTTATAATCATATTCAAATATTTTTGTTGGATTTACCCAATTCATTTTATTATTTTCTAAAGATGCAACTTCATTATTAAGAGATAATTCACTAAATAATTTCCAACCTTTTTTTGTTAAAATTTCTGTTCTATTATCATAACAATTGAATCCTAATTGAGCATCTGGTCTAATCTTATTAAACCAATCAAAATATGCCTTTAACATGTCTTTTTCATCGTAATAATAATGAGTATGAACCCAATTTTGTTTATCATAAACTGTATTTTTCTTATTAGCTGGAACATAATAATATCCATTTCTCCACCATCTTTTCTTAGTATCTGATCTATTTGCGTCAGGATGCCAACAAAATCTATGATATTCATCTTCATAAGAATCATAAACACTTATAGAAATGATGTCGCATTGTTCAGCATCCTTCCATCCAGTAAAGGTTGGCCAAATTGGTTCTACATTAGTTTCTATATCCCATGCTATCCAACGAATAGGAACAAAGAAATGTTCATCCTCAGGTAATTCTTTTATTTCATTAGCTTTAAGCCATCTTTCTCTAAAATCATCTGGAACAGAGATGAAAGAAGTTCTCAATCCCATCTTTTCTACACACATCTTTTCCCATTTAATATCAGCTAAATAACTATGAAAGAATTTCTTTCTTGCTTCTCTAACTTGCCAAGGGAAATTAGTTGTTAATTTAAGGGTTTTCTCTCCATAATTTGAAGGAGGGGCTTCTCCTATACTTGTGACATATTCGTTTAGTTCTGCAGTTTTTCTTTCCTTTTCCTCAACATAAAATTCAGGTGAAAGGAATTCTTTGTCACAAACAAAAATAGTATGGGGTTTAAAATCCCTGTCTCTGCATAAAAACACGAGGACAGGGGCATTATACTTCTCCATGTCAGATAGGTTGTTATAATAACAATAGTTCATTATTTTTAAGTCCATTTAACATTCGCACTCTTCTTTCCATTTTAGAAATCCTTTGGTAATTTTGCCACCCCAAATGGCTTTTTTACCTGTTTCTGCTTCAAATTCTCTCATTAAATCAGTTTTTTCAATAACTTCTTTAACGACTTCTTCTTCTTTAATTGGTTCAGGTTCAGGTTCAGGTATAGGTTCTGGTTCTGGTTCTGGAACCTTTTTATGTTCCTTCCTAAACAATCTCCATTTCTTTTTCACTTGTGCTTCCATTTTATCACTCGGGAATTTCTTCCGACTCATATAAAACACCGTCTTTATCTTGTGATCCTAAACTTATAATTTGGTGCATGTTCTTATCAAAAGATTCAATTCTCATTATAATTGTTTGTTCTCCAGTCTTTCTGAAATTAAGAATAACATCGTCTAAAAGATTAGGAACAATTGCTTGTAATGCTGAGAATTTAACTTTAAAATCTATCAATGTCTTTCCTATATCTTCGAATTTTAAGACATGTTTAGATTGATTTGTTGAATTTGGTTTTCCACTCCATACTTCAATTTCTTGATTTTCAGAAATAATTATAGTATCATTGTCTCTTGTTAGTTTCACAGCATCTTGAACAAACTTACCAAGTTGTTTCTTAGTTGTTTTAATTCTCATTGGATATATTGTTGTTCCTTGTTCAACTGTGAATCTCCAAACCTTGACTGCTTTTGCTTCTTCATTAACAATTTCTTCAAGAGTATGTGCTTGATTCCATTCAAACAATTTATCTTTCTTATCGAACACCGCATCTAATGCTTTGTCTCCAACGATTCTTCGCTTGTACCAATCTCCTTCTGAATTTTCTAAATAAATAGAAGTTCCATCTGAATAGATTTCTACAATACTTTCTGGAGTCATTGAAGATAAAATTGTATTAAATGCTTTCTTTTCTGTAATCTCTATTACTCCTTCTTCAAGCACATTAGCCCCAATTGTTGAAACTTGCTTTATCTGATTGAAGAATGTATCTACCGTTAATACAGTTAATTTCTGGTTATCTTTATCTACATCAATAAAAAAAGAAGAAAAAAGATTTGCTTCAGTTTTGCCTTTCGACTTAAACTGAAGTGTTCCTTTACATGAGATAGTATTAAGAAATTTCTTGAAATCCTTTGCTCTAATTCTAAATCTTGTCATATTTTGTCCTCCTTGTTATATCCCTTCTTTGGTGGCATGAACCACACAAATATTTATAATCGTTTATATTCCTAGTATATTCTCCTAAAGAATGATCAAAACTTAATTCTAGTTTTTTTAAACGATGACAATCTTCACATCTATCTGGCTTAGTTTTGTGATTTGCTATCCATTCGTGCATTGATCTGCTTGTTGGATTTTCTTTCATATGGGCTTTAGAAATTCCTTCTTTCCCTTTTTTTGTTTTATGTCCTATTGGTCGAGATTTAATTTCAAAGTTCTTCATCCAATTCAATATTGTTACATGAGTAACATTACAAACACTAGCTATTTCTCTTTGTGTTTTTCCTAACTCATTATATTGATGACTAAGCCATTCTTTATCTGTGTAGCTCACCAGTATTCTTCCTCTGGTCTTTCTTCTGCCATTATATATGGTGCCATATGTTCTATAAAATAGAAGGCAACATTTCTCTTGAACCAAGGATAGTAAATCTTTGTGTTTTCCATAGCTATTTGACTCTTATATCTTCCATCCATAAGATCGAAGTATTTCAGTCCATCAGCATCTTCCTTAATCCAATAGACTTGATCCATATTGAACTCGTTATCACCACTTCCTTCAGCCCACTTGATATTATACGGAATAGCATTTGGATCTTTTGCTAGTTTAGCCTTCATCCAGTGGTCTGGTACCAAAACAGCTTTAACAATATCAATTTGCCAACCAGGATAGTTTACTTTCTTCTTCATTGTTTCAGCCCACCAAGCATTTCTTATTTGCCACTGGTTCTGATTCTTAACTTTCTCAAACATACCAGCGTCAAACGCGGCTTCATAAACAATTGAAAACATATCGTTTAATATTTCGTAATAAGAAGAAAGAGAGTCAATGATGAAAAGCGTTTCAGGGCCGTAGTCCTTAACCGCAGTTTGAATAGCTTCTTCAACAAATGCTTTTGCTTTGAAAAGTTCTTCAGGTCTTGCGTTTTTCATCCTTCCTTTTTCCCAAGTTGTTTGTCTCTTTGGAATATAAAGGTTTTCCATATCTTCATTCTTAACTATTTCAATAGGTAAGAGAGGATTTAGTAACCTATTAAATTCTCCACGAGACAAAGATTTTTCAAATTTATTGTCCAAATCAAGAACAACTATCCTTTCAACTTCTGGCATATAACCTTCTTTCATCAGTCTTATGGTATTAGGAAATTTCTCTGGGTCTAATTTAGAAATAAATTTTGAATTAAAATATCCAAAACACCCTGCTAAGAGAGATTTTCCTATAGTTCCTTGACCAATTATAGCCATTATTAAACCAAACTTATCATCCCCAGAAATCTTCTTATACTGAATCTTTTGTCTTATAGTGTCATCAGATTTTGGGTGTGTAGGTTTGGTAAATTGTGAAAAGCTCATTTACAAATCACCAATTAATTCTTTTGGAAACTCTATTTTCTCGTATGCCATTAATACTTTGTATCCACAGATATTAATACTTAAATCTGGATCATCAGCATCTAAAATTTTCTCTCTTGATTCTCTGTCATACTTGGTTGTTCCTCTTCCAGTTTTAACACAGATTAATAAATCTGCTGGAATTGGAATATCCATAGGAAGATGATCATCATAATTAAGATAGACTGATAAACTTCCAATTGAATCATGTTGTATAACGGCTGGTGCATATTCACCTGTGAATTCTCTTTTTCCTAAATAAGTTGCTTGATCAATGAGACAATATTCATCCCAATTTGTCAAATCCCAACCTCTTTCACTCTTCAAAATGTTTCCATCGTCATCTTTTCGAGCCCTTCGTCTAAGATGCCATTCTTTTAAGTCAGCAAAATCAATAACTTCAACTAAATCTCTTGGCTCTTTTCCTTTAGCATCTTGCTGTTCTGCCCAATTTTGATTGATTGTTGTCATCATTCCAACCACATCAATTTCTTCGCCAGGTGCCTCTGCAAACACTGGTTTAGAACGAGCAGTTGCTACATAACATTCATCACTAGTTAATTTTTCATTGACTTGAACTTTCAATTTATAAGGTGCAAAGAACTTCAAATGCTTACACACAAATTGTCCAGAGCTAGGATTTCCCATGTCTCCAAAGAATCTGACTTGAACTTTCTTAGTTATATCTGGAGTATCTTCAAAAAAACCGATTCCAAATAATGTTGTTTTCCAATTTGGTTCTAATGGTCGGCTATATTGCCAATTTTCTATATTACCTTCATCGTCTAAATGTTTTCTATAGTCTCTACAAAGAGGATCATCATTTGTTGTTGGATCCCAAATTTCTCCTTTAGTAGGTACGAGTTCGCCATCGACTTCTACACTTTCTTCCATTGATATGATTGGTTTATACATATAATGGAATTCCTTCGCTGGATCGCCTTTCTTCACTTGGAGCACCATAATCTTGCCGTCTTCAATTACTTTCTTACGAGATTCTGGATTATTCCAAAATTCCTTAAGAATTCCATTTCTCAAACGAGCATTGGTGTCAGTCGAATTATCTTTGCCAAAGAAAATGACATTTATTTCTTTACCAACTTCTGCTTGAGCTTGTGTTAATTTCGCACGAATTGCGTGGAGTGCGGCAACACTAAGACTAGGCTCCGTTTTACCAGTTTCTGCTGCTAATTTATTTTTTGCCCACTCAAATAATTGAGTGACCTTATCTAAGTCCTTGTTAAAAGACTTAGCCAAATTTTCTAATAATTTATTTATATGTTCCATCTTTTTATTCCTCTATTTATTTTTGTTACCGTGATATCTGGCTTTCGCCATACGAAACTTGCTACAGTTTCAAATTTTTGTTTTTTTAAAATTCTATGAATCTTTTCCTTGTATTCACGAGGAGATTCTCTTATTATTAGATTTCCTCCATGAATCAGGTTATTCTTAGCTATATGATTTAGTCTCTCATCCCATTTGAGAGCCTTTTCTTTTTTATTTGTAAATAAACTAATAAATCCTAAATAGTGCGGAGAATACAATCTCGCCTTTCTATATATATTATCAAATATCGTTCCAAATTTTTGATTTATCAAATCTTCTTTTATGTATTTAACATTTAAAATTTTTATATCAGTTCTGGGCATATAATCTCTTACATTTTTTAAAATATAGTCCAACTCACCTTTTCCGATGATTGGCTTTTTGAATAATTTTTGATCATCACTGTGTTGCTCCAACGCTCTGGATAATATGATTCCTAATATAGTTTTATGATTCTCGTCTAACTCTATCTGATATAATTTATCCATAGTATCGGCAGTAGTTGGATTAAATAAATAAGAGAATAAACTATAATACTTGCTCTTTCTTACAATTCCAGAGAAGTCTTCATTTATCCTTTCCTTAATATAATCCAAAGTATACTTCGTCGGTAAATTATTTACCACTAATTCTGAGAACATCCCCCAGAATTTGTATTGAGGAGCAATATATATTTCCTTATCTAAATCACTCAGAAATTTAATTACTCCAACATCCTGTCCAAATGGAACTAGGACTGGAGAATTGATTCGTACAATAATTTTTACCACTTCCATTTAGGAAGATTATTTTCAATATCAAATTTTTTTAAATAACCGTGTTGAAAATCTTTGTATTGTGGTAAGTTGTGCCATCTTCTGTGATTTGTCATTGATTTTTTAGAAGGAAATTCCTTTCCACATACATCACATACTATCATTTCTAAAACCTAAAGTTTGCTTCGTTTTCTTTAGCTGTCCACCATAAGTGAATCCATCCACTTGGAATGTAATGACTTATTCCATCTTGGTCAAATATTCTATGACCTCCAGATTTACTTACATGAATTTTGAGGGGGTGATCAATTACAACTTTACATCCACCAGGGAATTC